TTCCGTGAGGGGAAGTTCCGATACAAGATCGCCACCACGGTTAAGTCGGGCCATAACGATACTACTTCTGGCAACAGTTTAGTGCGTCTTATGATTGCAGCTGATGTCTTCCGCCGATTGGGCGTTCGCTGTTGGATTATTGTTTCTGGTGATGACATGTTTGTGTGTGTCGCCGGTGATTTTTCTTATCAACGTGCTGTTGAATATGAACGTGAGTATGGTATTGTGCCCGAATCTCGAAAGTTCACCAATCCCTTTTCGGGCTCGTTCGTTAGTTCTATTTGGGTTACTGACGGGTCTGTTATTGGTTTTGTTCCAAAACCCGGACGGTTATTGGCGCGTTTGTTTTGGACCGTGCATCCACCATCGCCTCGTATGCGCGCCATATATTTGCGCAGTATCGTCCGTGGTTTGGTTGGTGTTTGTGGTGATTTGCCTGTTATCCGCGTTTTGTTGCAACGTTTTGATTCTGAAGGCGAGGTTCGTGTTTCTGATAAGTCGCGGTGGTATTCCACAACAACTATCCGATTTGGGCCTGGCATTTGGGATCATTTTGCGGACAGGTATTCGTTAACCGTTGCTGAATTGGTTGACTGTGAGCGCTGGCTTGGCACCCTACCAGTGGAGCCTGGGTTTTTACAGCATCCGGTCATTCAACGCATGGTCGATGTAGATATGGCCGATCTACTTGATCGTGAGTGACGGGTTCGGGTACACAAGGATTTGTGACTGTTTTCTTTCTTTTTGTGATGCGTTCCAAGGTTGAGTCGAAGTTGACTGCTTTTGGTCTCTCTGAGCAGGATAAAGGGTTTGTGATTAAAGCCCTTGACCCAGTTGGCCTTGAACAGTCGCCTGGTCTTCCCGATCCCGTTGACGTTGATGTTTTACGTCCGGAATATCGGGTTCAGGCGACTGTCCAGGGTCCGCCTGGCTCGTCGCAGTGGGATATGTTTGTTTGGACGCCACCTGGTGACGTTACTACTTTGATTTGGGCGACTGCTCCGTCGCCAGCTGACTTTACTGCCACTGCTGCGCCCTCTGGTTCGCAGTGGGGCGCAGTATTGCTTCAGCCTTTCACTGATTTACCCGGTTCGACGACTCTTTTGAGTTGCACAACTGCTGGTATCGTGACTGATAGTCTTTGGTCTTTTCGCACACCTACAACTTTGCCTTATACGTTTAGGCATGTTGCTAAGAGTGTCACAGCTGAACTTGTTGCTGCCGCTGTTAATGATCAGGGTGATGTTTATGCCGCACAGTACCCAACTACGGTGCTTCGTCGTGGTTTCTTTCTCCCTGCTGGTTATAACAGCGTTGCAACGACTAATGTTGTGGCATCTGCTGGCGTCTCTATACGTTTGCCTCTCAACGAGTCTGATTTAACGCTTTCTTCTCCGGGGCGTTATCAAGGTCGGGCTAAGGATGGCATTTATATGCCCCATTCGCTTACTGGCCCCTCCCAGCCTTTTGCCGATGTTTCGCAGCCTGGTTTAGTTACTCTGGATAATGCTGCAGGTGGCGCCGTTGGTTTTCAAGTGGCGTGCCTTGGCACTGGTTTTTCCGAGACTACTCAGTGGCCGCAGAACATGATCGCCACTTCCAATGATGGTGGCCTTGCTGTTAATCCGAATTTCTTTTCTGTTCCTTGGATTAACAATGGCAGTGTTGGTTCAGGTGGTGCCGTTTCAAGCGGCAACACCGGTTTCGACAACACCATGACAGGCGTTCAAATTTGGCGTGGGCTTGCGGGCCCTGGTTCGGGCGGTGGTTCCTTTGGAGCTAGCGTCATGTTTAAGATTGTTGTTGCGCTTGAAGTCATGTCCCGTCCTACTGGAGTTGACAGGATTTTTGCGCGCCCAGCAATGCGTTATTCGCCCCGTGCTCTTGAGGCTTATTACGCAATTGCTTCTGAGCTTGACGACGCTTATCCAGCGTCGTACAACCTTTTAGGTGGGATTTTGCCTATGTTGGGTAGCATTGCTTCTCGCGTGCTCCCGACTGCGGCAAATCTTTTAATGCCTGGTGTCGGGTCCGCCCTCGCGAATTACTTTAGTCCCCCACAGTCTAGCGGTGCGATTTTATCAAGGCGCCCTCCTGCGGGAAATATTGCTTCGATGGGTGGCGGTGCTGGCCGGGTTATCCCAGCTCCCCCGCCTCCGCCGCGTGCTGGCATCGAGAATGTCAACCCGGCGTATTTTGCGGGGTTTTCTCGCGCAGCTTCTGTCCCGCGTTCTGTTGTGTCATCTCGTGGGCGTGGTGTTAAGCTCGTGCTTCCCTCCACGCGTCGTCGTCGCCGTCGCCCCACGCGTGGCTCGGCGCGATGAACGTTTGGTGCATACGATTTAAATGCACTTCCCACTTGGGCTTTGCC